ATGGGTGACGGCGTAGGTTGGTCATTTTTGTTTTGAACTAATTCGAACCCGAATAGTTCTTGCTTTTGTATAGCCATAAGTACTCCTCATTATGTAATGAAGAGTTAACCTGTTACTGGTTGCTCAGTGACATCAGCTGTAGTTCTAGCTGAAGTAGGTACTGAAGTTGTATTAGACTCCCACCACTGATATGCAAACGTAACACCGAACTCTTCAATTGAATCTGCACTATCGTAAGATACATCAATTGTATCTACAACAGTTGGCCATGCACCTACAATAACATATCTCTTAATGACTGATCCTGTTCTACTTAGTTGTTCAATTTCTAAGTTAGCAACATATGAATCAAAAGAAGCGGCGTCTACACCTCTTCCTGATACGTTAGTAGCTGCACCGTTAATCGCATCTTGCCATCTTTCGAAGGCATTTCTTACAGCAAAGTTATTATCGTTAATTATCTGTACTGACCATGCATCAAAGACTGTATCGCCTGATACTTTTAGTTGTCTTCCACGGAAAGGTACAATAATTTCTCCGATAGTTCTAGCAGGCATTGCAGCTGTTTTAATCATAAATGAGCTTAATGCTTCTGTTTCACCGGCGCCGAAAGGAGTATTAGCTAATCCTTCTATGCTACCGTTAGGCCAGTTACAGTTTACTCTAAATAGATTCTGTCTAGCTCCGCCACCTGTTAAAGCTGTTTTAAAATCATCAATACGTACTGTCATTTTATGCTCCTGCTACCTCACTAAACGATACTCCAGTTCTCACTGCAACAAAGTTTAAAGTAATAAAGTTGATTGAGCGAGCTGGTTTCAGGTAGATATCTGCTACAAATTGATTTGAATCAATTACCTGACCTGTATTATTAGATGTATCACAAACAACTTTAAAGTCAGTTAGACCTCTTCTAGCTTGAACCTCTGCTAAGAAAGGCTCTACTGCATTAACAAAAGTTCTTCTTGTTAAGTCGTCATTAAACTCAAACAACTGGAACTTGGCTGCAGTTGCAATTGCTTTTTCAAGAACAATAAACAATCTACGTACATTAATTCTATCAAATGCTGAAGGTCTAGAAAGAGCAGTTTTATCTCCGTATAGCAAAGTACCCTGACCTCTAAAGGTTACAATAGGGTTAACTCTATTTGGATAAAGCTGATCTCTATCTGTTTGATTTGGATTGAACGATAGTTTAACTACATTCTGAATGAATCCTCTATTAAGACCTGCAGGAGAGAACCAAGCTTCATTAGTAAACTCTGTTCTAGCAACTAGACCTGCTGTATCAGGATTTATAGGCATCCAGAAATACTCATCGTTGTATCTATCATACTGTCTTTTCCAGCTTGAATCGAATACAGCATAGGATGTAGAATTAATATCAGAGAAATAATCAATCACCTTTGTAGCTGTTGGGTTATTAACCGCTGAAGAATAATTAGGAGATAAGAATGCTATTGCATCTTTTCTTCTCTCTGCTATCGTTATAACATGTTTTTGTACTGTTTTCGATCTTTCACCAGTAATAAGTAAATTAACATCAATTGTTTGATCATCATTAAGTAAATCATAAGCAGTAGTGTAATTACCATCAGTAACTGTTGCACCATCTGTACCACCATCAAGAGCATATTTTCTTACACCAGTTAAACTTGCATTAGTAAGAAGATATTTAAATCTTGTAGCTGTAGTTAGATTAGTTAATGAATCACCAATTGAACTAAGATTAGTTCCACCTGAACCATCTGAATCCACAATAGCTGATTGAGCTGATGTTTCTTCGTTTAGTAGGTAAATCCATTCAGATTGGTCGTTAATAATATCTACGTAGAAATTACCAGCACCATCTGCTGTCTTAGAATTTTTTGCTTTAGATACGTAACCATATGTTTCTAATACTTGGTTAGCATTACCGGTAATATTTGTATCTGTAGTATAGATAATTACATGCATTTCATCTAGAAGTGCGTTGGTATAATTACCACCCCATACACTTGTACCAGGTCTTGTATCAAAGAAGTCGGAACCTACAGCTGATCCAAATAATACTTTATTTTTAAAGTCTGAATCATCTATGGACGCATCCATAAGAATAACACCAATACTATTGCCTAACTTACCTGGGAATCGAGCGTATACAGAACCGTTTACCAAACTAGTCTTCTCAACTTCAAAGTCATCAAAGTTATTAAGCTGAGCAGCTGTTAAAGTTGTAATAGTTGAGGCACCACTTGTGTTAGAGAAGAAAGTAAATGTTACTCCATTAACTGTTTGAGCTGAAGGAAGTGTAATACCAGTTGCACCATATGTTAATGTTGGATCTACTATACCAGCTATACCATCTGAGTCAACAGTTACTGAAGTATAACCATCACTATCCATTGCATCTTTCATTGCTGCTATAACATTTCCTAAATCTAAACCATCTGCACTAAAAGATACTGTAGTAGAACCATCTACTGCTACTGAAAAGCCAGTTGCTGATGGTGTACCTGAAAGTACTACTGATATGGTTGATGAGGAACCTACTACTGGTTCTGATGCGCTGTTTCTTGCACCATCTGAAATTGCTCTAACTACCTGTAACTGGTTTGCGTAACCTAAAAAGTTAGCGGCTGCGTACCAATCATCTCTTGTGCTAGAAGCGTCGTTTGTTGAAACTTTAGGGTATCCAAATTTAGCGAGAAGATCTTTCTCTGAAGATACCGTTGTTACTTCTAACGCTGGACCCCATTCGAATTTACCAGCAAAACCTCCAATCGATGTAGCCACCGCTGGAATAATGTTGGTAAGATCTTTTTCAACTATTTGTACACCTGGACTAACTAAAAATGCCATTGTGAACTCCTGTATAAACTCTTTCTATATTTATATTTTTCTATTATTGCGTTTGATTAAATTCTTTGTTGTACAAAGCTTCCGTTGTCAAACGTTTCTACAACCTCTGCGCTAAATGTCATATCTGTAAACTGGTCTTTAAATCTAAAATGTATAGAATCATCTGCTGCTATACCAGAATCTAAATCTATATACATCTTATCAATATACTGCATAGCTAAACTGTTATTATTTACTCTAAAGATAATATATCTAATTAAAGTTTCAAAAGCAGAATCAGCTGCTATAACAAATTCTTCACTTACTATTTCACCACCACCAAGACCTCTAATAGCCCATTTAAATGTAGTATCTTCTGATAAGGTAGCTCCTGATTGAACATAGTCTAACTTAATCATGTCTGAATCAGATGTAATAACAGGAGGTGCTGCATTAATAGTACCTGCAAATGCTCCAACACCTAATAATTTTTCTAGAGCTCTAATTCTAGTAACATGAGAGTCTGTCTCTTTAGTAATAGAAGTATAAAGAGAATCACTGTCTAAATCTGAACCGCCTACTCTGTTAAGATTAATAGTACGTACTATTCTATCAGAATCAAAGTAATCTGAATCTTCTAATCTTGAAAGTCTAGTTCTAATGACTGTAATTCTATCTCTAGTATAACCTTCTTCTGAATCAAAATCATCTTCTACAACTTTAAGTCTAGATGTAATATGCTGTATAGCTATTTCATCTGAATCTAATCTTCTAAGAACATCATTAAGATCAAATAAATCACTATCAATATCTCTTCTTAAGAATCTTATTTCAGCAGATTCAGAATCTAAATCACTTCTTAGTTTTGCAATATCTTCTTCGTTTTGAATAACTTTTTCTAATAATCTACCATCAGAATCTAATGCAGCTACTAATTGTCTTATTCTTAAAGCATCAGAATCAGCATTACGTTTAAGATGCTCAATTGCAATCATATCACTATCTAGACGTCTAACTATGTCTAATAGTTCTACTTGATCACTATCTAATAATACTTGTAAGTTATTTACCTGTTCTTGTAAATCTTGAATTCTAATGGAATCGGAATCTGCATCTAATCTAAGCTTATCTATATCAGCTCTAAGATCATTGAAGGTAGTTAAATCAGAATCAGTAAAGAGACTATTCTCTTCTACCATACTTCTTATCTGATCTGAATCAAAGCCTGAACCTGCGCCACCAGAAGAATGTTCTAATATTAAATTAACGATATAATCCGAGTCTATATTTACTCGAAATACACCTTCGTAGTCACTATTTTCTCCGAAGTCTACAATAATTCCAGGGCCGGCCTCAACCCTGACCATCATTGGGTAAAAATCAGAATCAAAATTATAAGCCATACAAAATCTCTTTTAGTTATTTATTTTAACTTATAATTCAGATATCTAGATTATATTATCAAGTTCCTCTTGAATTTGATCTAGAGTTCTGTAATCTATCTTTTCTAAGATATTTATCAAATCCTCTATATCTATTTCTTTAAGACGTTCAGCTATCTCTTGCGGATCAATCCCCATCGTTTACATCATCAAACTTGAATACAGGAAGTACATTTTCTGTTGGTGGTATATCTGTAACAGCTACTTTTTTATCATGAGAGATACCTGGTACATATTCATTTTTGAAGCCCATCATTTTCATTCTTTTTTCATCTACTTTATATACATGCTTTAATTGTTGTACAGTATCTTCTACAAATTCAGTAAGACCTTCAGTACTCCAATCATCGCTTGTTTCTTCTAAAGCAACATACTCTCTAATTACTCTTTGAATTTTCATAGGATTAACTCCTATTTGTTCCATGTATTCTTGCTCACCTTTAGTAATAGAACCTCTTTCTCTTACATCTCTAATACATTGAACTAAACTTCTTCTAAGATGACTTAATGTTTCATTTTCTTCAATATCTTCTTCATCAAAGTCACTAACTTTTTTCTTGAGCTGTTCATAGAGATCAGTAAGAGCTAATATGTCTTTCATAGCACCTTCTATCATAACAGCGCCTTCAGCAAAACCCTCTCTCATTTGAGCAAGTTTTATTTGAAGATCTATCTCTTGCCACTTATCTAATAGTTCAGGTTGAGCTAGCTTTTCTTCTACTTTTCTTAACCTTACTTCATTTTGCACTTGACGCCATTTAGCATCATTCATAGCCATTTTCTTTGAATTTATTTCAGCTGATATCTGTCTCATATTTCTATACGGGTCATGATAACTTAAGTTAATATGTCTCCAGATCCATTGTGAGTGACTATGATTCCAAATGTTAAGTAGCTCATCTGTTTTAGCTAAAGCATTATCTACTTTCTGAATATTTTCAACAAAAGTATTACCACCAAAACTTTCTTTAGTTGCTAAATTAGTTTTACTAAAAACATCAGTTAAAGGTACTTTAAAGTCTAAAGGTTCTCTTTGAATATCAAGTTCACCTTTAATATACTTAGCTACTTCTAAATCAGTACCAGTATTAGATTTGACTTCAACTTCGCTTTT